TTTCTCCAGAGCATTTGGTCTGGGTTTCGGCAAATTTCTGCATGAACTTAACCATTTCCTCGAAAAGCCCATTGGTTGCCGCAGGGCTACTTACTAGGTCGGCGGAAGCGATGGATTGGGGTCGGATGTAGTCCTTGCCGTTGATGGTCTCGGACTCGTTCACGAAAGCCAAGGAAACGCCGAACTGGTCGGGAGCTTCTGCGGCCATCTCTTTGATGAGGCCGTAGTGCGGGGAGTTGCGGAGAAGGCGAAGGTCGGCAACCAGCTTGTCGCCTTCGATGCGGGGGTTGCGGGCCAGCGCACAAACTGAATCGAGGCCAGAACCATGATTCATCTTTACCTTAATTCCATTCTTGGCGGCTCTCATAATTGCAAGAGCAGATTCTAGGCTCTTTCGATCAACATAAAGCTCATGCCCCTTTGCCTCTCCCACCTCAAGGATCGAGACTCCGCCCAATTCTAGCTCTGCCATTTCTTCATCCTCATCTCGGTAAGTGCTATAAGCAACCGCCGCCCGCTGTGTTTCATCGGGGAAATCGTTGATGGCTTGGTCGTTGCCCATAAAGCGGGAAACAAAGTCTTGTTCCGATTCGTCTCCTCTAGGAGTGGGTAGGGGCATAAAATTATTGTCTATTTGTCAATTACAGAAAAACTAAAGCCGTTGTCTTTTGCAAAATCTGAAAAAATGTTTTCTGATATTCTTTTTTCTGCTTTTTGCGCCTTCCTTAAATCATCATTGTTTCTATAAGAAAACCCATCTAACCCAGAACCTCCGCCCATTTTTCTTGGGAACCTATCTGCAAGATACTGATTTAGCTCTTTTTGTATTTTATAATTAACTGTTGAATATTTTCCTGCAAGTTGCCTTGCCTCATCTTCTGTTTTTTTATCAATATCTATTTTATAAATAGATGCAGGAGTTGAAATAATGTGTTCCCCTCCGCTCCCTGCAAATAGGGCTACATCCAAGTCTGATGGGATGCTTTCTTTTGGATGGTTGTGAATTGTAGAAACATCGCCTTTAGATTTTCTTAGTATTTCTTTTTGATCCTCTGTTAAATTTGCCCTATCTTCTGTGCCTCTTGCCTCCGATATCTTTTTGCCGTCCTTAATAAAAATTATTTTCTCTTTATTTTTAACGCTTTCTGAATCAACCTCATCTATAAAAGACTTATATTTGTTTTTAACCTTGGAATTATTTTCTTCGGTTGCAGTTTCTCCCCCGCCACTCGCACAGGTATTTCCGGGCTTAAATCCACCAGCACCAGTTCCGCAGTCCTCAAAGCGTTCTTCTAAAAGGTCGCCGTCTGCCTTGCGATATGATTCTTTGACCTCACCCCCACCAGCCATCTTTAGAAACTTGTTCACCCTAGCCATCGCCCAAGCATTCCTTGAATTGGGTTGCCCTCCGCTGATGGTAGGGCGGAAGCTTGTTGAGAATGCCCCGGCTCCACGGCGGAACACTTTCTTCAGCGTTCCAAGGCTAGGCACTTTCCTTTGGGGATAATCTTTGATAAATTCGGCAATCTTATCTTTCAATGCCTGTTCGTTGGCTTCTGAAATTTCAATATCCCCCGCCTTCGATCTTGTGGCCGCTGTTCCTTCGGGGTTCTCCTTGGAGCCTTTGATTCGCTCCTTGGGCGGTGCTGGGGTTTGTGCCGCCGATTTTGGCCCGGGTCTTGCAAGCTCAGAAAATTCCTCATCTCTTGCGTTCATCTGCCTAACCACTTTCCTTGCCCACGCATAACCAGCATCCCCGCCCCAGCCATTCCACGCTTGCCATCCCTTGCCCTGCTCATCCCAAGTTGCGCCTTTCTTATCGACTTCATGCCTATCAAAGAAGGCTTTCATTCTGCGGACGGTATCGGGCGAGAGTTTTACCCCATTCATCAAATCCCTTGCTCTGGCGATGCCTACTGGGGTCATCCCCCTTTGGCTGGCTGGCTTGCCTTCCCGCACATCCAAAGCCCTTTTAGCCGCATCCCTAGCTCCTTCTGGGGGCGTAAAGTCTATCCCATCGTATTTTCCTAACTCGATTCCGCCCATCATTCCAGCGATGAGCATTTTTAGTTCTGATGGACTTAAATTTTCTAGTGCCTCTTTTTGAGACTCTTCTGTTTTCCCTCGAATATCGGATGTTGTTTTGTCGAACCTTTTTGAAGGAGATATTACTTTCCCGCTATCGGTTCTTGTAACTGGGTCGGCGGATTTAATTTGAGATGGGCTAAAAACAATAACTTCATCTGGAGCCTTAATTTCGTAATGTTTCCAAATAATGCCATCTATTTTTGCTTTTTTAAGTTTTTCCACAGCTTTATTTTCTATTGCAAATGGAAGGCTTGCCCCGTATTCTTCTCTTATTTTCTCCCCATCTTCCTTTGTTGATACAACAATCGGATTTTTTGCAAAAGCATACAGCTTCTTAATTTTTATCTCTTCGCCTTCTTTTGGAACCCTGCTTGACCTGATATCAGAGCCATAAGGAGAAAGCCAAATTGCCTTGCCGGATTTCCCGCTCCATCCGACTTCGCCCTCTTTCGGAAATTGATAGGTATTCCAATCTGATGTGGTAGCGTGTTGCAAAAGAATTGGGTTTTCGTTTTTATCTATAATTTTGTTTCCGTATTCTTTGCTTGCTTTTTTGGCAAATTTATTTACGATTTCTTGGGCTTTTTCAGTTTCTCCTTTTTCAACAAAGCCCATATAGTCTTTTTCTGTTTTTTGGGCATCAGCCGCTTTGCCATTATCCTCCCCATCCCCTCCGCCCTTGGCGCACTCATTTCCGGGCTGGAATCCACCCGCCCCTGTCCCGCAGTTATCAGCTAATTCGGATTCTTTTTTTTTAACTTCTAAATTTTCTGAAGAAGGCTCGATAGGCTCAACTGGTTCGGGTTCGTCTCCGCCTTCTGGTTCTTCGCCTTCATCGCTTTCTGGCGGCTCAATCTGTGGTGCGGGTGCGGGTATCATCGGCTCGGGTTTTGCGGGAGGAACCACATCGGAAATTGTATCTGCGGGAACGCCATATTCCTTTGCCAAGTCTTGAATTGCCTTGGCCTCGATTGCTCGCTGGCGCATCGAAGCCTCCCAATCGGCTCCACGCTCTGCGTAGATGTCGGAGCCTGTGCGAAGCCCGCTCTTAAACTCTGCGATTGCGCTTGCGGATTCCCTTCCAAGGTCGATCGAAACATTCGCCCCGAAATTGAAAATGCCCCTAGTAGTTTTTCCGCCCTCGCTCGTTTGGATCAATCCCCTAGCTACTGCGTCTGCGATTACGATGTTCTTAATCGGGCGAAGCACCTTGTCATTCAAAAGATTCTGGTAACGCTTGAAGGTGCGCCCCGCTTGTTGCATTTCTAGGCGGGCAGTTGGGCCGGACATGGCGGAAGGATCAACCGCAAAGGAATAAGGGATGCCAAGCCCAAGGCAGATATTCCGCATAAGAACTTTGTGGAACTCAATAAAGGCTCCGCTGGGTCGGCTTGGGCCATTGGGGAAAATAATATCCTCGCCCGGTTCTAGGTAGGAAATTTTTCCTGACTCAATCGTTTCTAGCTTGATCTGATTTCCGCTAATGTCCTCTTCGGTTGAAAGCGTGGAAAGATCGGCGGCATTGTTGTTGTTGCGCTTTACTATCCCGCTTTGGGAGCTTGCAACCTTGGCCGCCATCTTTTCAAAGCTGGTAAGTTCGTGAATGTCGGTTGCATCATTGATGGCAGTGTGGAATGCTGAAACTCCCCGATATTGGTCGATCCGAAGTGGGTCGAAAAGGTGGAAGGCTTGGCTTGATGGGATGGTGATTTGGTAGCTATAAAAATCCCCGATGCTTCGGTTGTAAATATCGTAAGCCGTGGGTGCACCTGTGTTGCGATCGATATGGATTCCGCCGATAAGCTCTAGGCTGGTATAGACTTTGAATGGGTCGCCCAATCTGTCGGCCTCGATGCCTTGAATTTTTAGGTCTCCATTGGAATCACGAACCAAAACAAAAAGGAAGTCACCATCCCGCAACATGGACATAACCGCTACTTGCATAAGGGTTGATCCTGTATGCCTTGTGGATATGTCGCACTTGTCCCACCATTCGTTCCAGTAGGCTTCGACATCGGTGTTTACTTGGGGATTCTGCGTTCTCGCTTGGTAGCTGATTGTTCCCGCAACATGACCTGCAAACTTCAAAAGAATGGAGCGAACCAATCCTACATTCTCGGCCAAGTCCCTCGCCCGCTTCATCAGCTCTACACGATCATAGTTGGAGCGATAATCTTCAGCCCCAGAAAGTGAGCTTGGCCCCTTGCGTTCCCGGCTATATTTTACGGCATCATATTCAAAGTTCTTGAGCTTCTGGCGGGCAAGAAGGCGATCCACCGCTCCCTGCGGATTGACGAAGGCTATGGCCTTGTCGATCAGATTCAGTTCGGCCTTTTTCTTCATGGCCCGAATTTGGCGTAGGTCGTCAGCACCCTAGAACCATCTGCCAGTTTGATGGCATAAGTCAATTCTTCAATCGTGTCCCGAACTTCCCCTAGGTTTGCTCGGCTGAAAGACCTTCCCCCTATTGAATAGGATGCTCCCGCCACCGCTATGGCCTCAAGGCACTCAAGGTATTTCGAGCGAAGTGAAGTTAGGGTGGCTACAGGCAAACCAACGAACGATCCTCTAGCCATAAAAATCCCCACTTATGTCAAAATTACTCAACGATTTCCTCTTGGTTAAGATCACTAGCTGTGACCTTTAACTTGCCATGCAAAGCCGCCCCAACAATGTTCATGCACTCTGCGTCCATTAAGTGATTGTTTTTCCCCACCTGCTTCCAAACCATTCGCTCCCTGCCTGTGAGGGGATTCTTAACCCTAACCTTGGCCTCTGCGTTGATATGCTCAAAATAGACTAGAGGGGTGTTCTCGGCTACCCATCCTTCGGTTTTTAGGAAGTTTGCCAAGATGTCTTTGATGGCCGGGTTCGACCATCTCCAGACAGGGCAGAGCTTCCACTTCCATCCATCCTTGGACATGGTTTGTTTCCCGCTGAATGGATCGCCATTGGCGATTCTGGCATATGGGCGTTGAACCTTGGAGTTACCTACGATTTCGGAAAAGCTGGCCTTGTCGGAGCCTACAAGCGCAATCCAACCGTTCTTACAACAATTCAAATAAACATCCCTAGTCTGATCCCCGGAGTCGCAAAAGACGGCGGCGGCTTTAACTGAAAACTCCTCGGCCTTCGCTTGGATGTCGCCCCAAGTTTCAAGCCTCCCCGCCCATATAAGCCTAGATTTTCCTTCGGTGTCCCAAGCCCTAACGATTGACCAAGCATGAAAGCCCCCTGCCTCTTGGATGTCGCAACTCATAACAGGGAACTCGCCCATGCGAATCTCGCCCATCTTGTAGGCTCCGGGTTTTATGTCTATGCGCTCTGTTTCATGTTCGAGCCAAGGCTCTGCTAGGATTCGATTCACAAAATCCTGCAAGCCCAAGATTCCATTTTTGTCTTGTAGCCATTTCACCGCCAGCGACCCAAAAGTTACCCAAGGCGCATACAGTCCGTTGAGGTGGTAGCTTCTGCGCCCCGGCTCCCCCTTTGGATTTGTGGCAATCCATTCCCCATCCCGAAGCATCTTTGTCTTTTGTCCGTCTCGAATCTGTCCCTTGCACTCTACGCACTCATAAAAGGCTGATGATTTTACCAGCCCAAAATCCCATTCTGTGTCGCTTAGTTTTGCGGCCTTGTCCCATTTGACCTGTTCCCAAAGTAGCTTCTGCTTGTGTCCGCAATGGGGGCAGGGAACAAAATAGAACCGCATATCCCCCTTGAGCCATTCCGCCCATATAATTGAGTCTGCGGTTGTGGGGGTGCTGGTTGAGATGATTAGGTGGTTTGGATAGGTGGCAACTCTAGCCTCTGCCAACTGCAAGGCTCCGGCTTCTTTCGATGAGGAGCCATCGGAAAATTTATCAACTTCGTCCAAGCAGAGAAGCGAAATACTGCGAGATGCAAGACTACTGGGCGAGTTCGACCCGGTGAACCAAAGAGATGACCGCTTAAAATGCTGTTCCAAAATCTTAATTTTATCCGTATCAATCGGCTTCTCTTTTGCTAGGGCGGGACAATCATCCACAAGGGGAAGCCATCGGGTTTCTGAAAAAGACCTTGCCAGCATTTCGCTAGGCATAACCCACAAGGCTGGGCATGGTTCTTCGGCTATTTTGTAAGCCAATCCCGCAAGGATCGTGGTTGTTTTGCTTGTCTGCGCTCCCCAAACCAAAGTGACTCGCCGAATCGAATCATTCCCAAAGGCTTCTAGCGGCTCCTTTACATAAGGCGTTAGGGTTGTTGAGTATGGGCCGGGTATGTTTGTGACTCTAGCCGACAGAGTAAGATTTGCCTCACACCATTCTGGGATGGAA